AGTTGAGGCTCATAGATGGCGCCAGTAGCATGTATATTATATGGAGCAATAATCAAGCCACCGACGCCTCTTATATCAATCAGTTTTGCTGGGTCGTAATCAGCAACTCTGCGAGCGACATAAGTTGTAAAATTTTCTGGGTTGTTATAGTAATAGTGCATACCTTTACCAGTAGCTACCTTTAAAGGCGTAACAGGTAAATTATTGGCAGCCCAAGTTACTGCTTCTGGAGTATCTGCATCTACAACCAAAAACTTTCCAGTTACCAAAGCTACGACTAAATCATCGCGGCCTTCAAACCATCTTGTTATTTCCTCTGTTGTTGGTTGCTCGCTTTTAAATCTTTCCCAGCTTCCAAGTTCTCTAGGCGGAACTTTGTTATGGCGTAGTAAAGGTACTACACTAAAACCTGATTCTGCATAGGCAAGCGCTAAATCCAACGCAGAGTCTTCTGCTGTTGCTTTGACGTTGAACACTTCTGTTATTCTTCAAAAGTAGTTTCAAGTGGTCCATAAATAGATTCAAAGTCTAGCTTTCCATCTGCTGCTTTGATTATCTTTTTAGCCTGTTTAATAGACGGTTGACGTCTACCATACCTCCAGGACTTTGCTGTTGCTTCAGAGCATTCAAATAACTTTGCTGCTCCAGCGTTGCCTATATAGGCAATATAATCTTTTAAAGATATACGTTTCACTTCTCTCTCCTTGTATTCTGGCTCTAGTTTGTTAGCATATAAAGATTCTAAATCTTTATTACATAACTGCTGTAGCCTGTATAAATAATTCACTTTCCATTGATTTTTATTGACTTCGCTCATAGTTGCTTTCTGTAATAAATTTATTTTGAACTAAAAGTATACAGTTTAATATTTTATCTGTATACTATTATTTTATCTTTAGGAGAAATGATATGAGCGATATATTAAGTCGTATAAAAAGCCCGAGTGATTTGGTCGAATCGCAAGGCGCCAAACTTTTGGTTTACGGAATCTCTGGAGCTGGTAAAACAACTCTTTGTCAGACCGTTCCAGGAAAAACTCTTGTCGTTAGTATGGAAGCTGGCCTTCTATCTATTAAAGATGCTACAAACGTGACTGCTATTGAAGTCAAAGAAGCAGCTGAAATAGAAGAAATTGCACAGCTTTTAGAAAGTGGCAAGTTAGACTACGATACTGTTTGCTTAGACAGCGTGACAGAAATGTCAGAGATTGTTTTAGCGAATGAGTTAAAGAAAAGCAAGGACCCAAGAAAAGCGTATGGAGAAGTCATCCAGATTATGACTAAGACGATGCGTAGATTTAGGGACCTTCCAATACATGTTGTATTTATTGCTAAACAGCAAGAGGTACGAGATGAAGCTACAGGTATGTTGCACTATCAACCGATGATGGTTGGAGCTAAACTGCCTACGCAAATTCCTTACTTCTTTGATGAAGTGTTATGTTTGAGAACATTTGATACAGAAGATGAAAAAGGAAAGAAATCAACTGAACGTTGGTTGCAAACAACCCTTGGCGCTAATTACATCGCTAAGGACAGGAGTGGTAAGTTAGATGACCTTGAGGAACCTAACCTATCACATATTATTAACAAGTTAGGATTTACAGGAGAAGCATAATGTCTGACTTTGATGGAATTGATTTTACTAATGTAGAATCTGGGCAAGAGGAGTCATCCTCTTATATACCGAAAGGTGATTATAATTGTATTATCAGCGAATGTACTAAACATGTATCTGCTGCTGGTAATCAAAGTATCAAGCTAGAAGTTAAGGTACACAACGAGCCAAAATATAACGGCTGGATTGTTAGAAAATACTTTAGCCTTTGGTATCAGAACGATGATAAGGAGAAGCAAGAGCTGATTAGAGGTTACGCAGCTTCTGACTTTAAACGTTTGCTTACTGCTGTTGGCCTTGACACGCCACCTACTAACGCAGAAGACTTGCAAGGTAAAACTTTAGTTTGCACATTTTCTGAAAGAGAGAGTGACAATCCTAGCTATCCAGATACTACAAACGAGATAGTTGCGTTTAGAACTCCAAAGGGAGATGGTTTAACTCCGCCTACAAGAGCGGAAGTACCACCAAGTATGGCTGCAGCGGAGACTGGCAAGCCAGCTAAACCTACTTTATAAAATAATAGGCTCCGCTAGGGGTCTCTAGGGTATCGTATAACTCCGTAAATACCTCTCAAAAACCCAACCTAGCATTTAATTATGAAACCACAATCAGCAAAACAAAAAGGTCGCAAACTCCAACAATGGGTGAGAGACAAACTTATTGAACTTTTAGACATACATCCAGAGAATGTTAAATCAACATCTATGGGTGCTGGTGGCGAAGATGTGATTATGAGTAAAGAGGCAAGAGATGCCTTTCCTTATTCTATTGAATGCAAGTGCCAGGAGTCTTTAAACATCTGGAAAGCATACGACCAAGCATCTGCTAACTGCGGAGAGCATGAGCCATTAGTTGTTATTAAAAGGAATAGGTCCAAGACCTTAGCTGTTGTAGAGGCTGAATATTTCATCAACCTCCACAAAAAAGATTAGAGATGTTGGCTTATACTTGAGCTAGCCATTTCTTCGATTTCAACATCTTCCAAAGAAACCATAGACGGCTCTTCTACTTTTTTAATTAATCTGTTGAGATACCATTGAGCTTTGAGCAAGCCCTCTAGCTGGTCTTTCTTTTCGTAACGCCAAACATATTTGATTACATTACCTTTACAATAACCAGCAAAAGCTTCTGGAGTCATACTGGCCTCCATAGCGTCGATGCACTCTATCTCTCCGTCTTTATAATGATTTGGATTTATTGGGTCGTTCATGTTTGTCCTCCATAATATTGTTATGCATATTTAACCAATCTATATCTACTTCGTCTTTGCGATTATCAAAGTAGTACAAAATAGAGGCGTGCGTATGTCGCCAGGCTCTATCTATTAAGTTGTGAACTTTTCTCCAAAACCTCATTTAATCCTCCAGGTCCAAAGTGACAATATTGTCAGAGTTATAAATAGTTGTTTTACCGTCATCTAAATACTTGTTATAAGCATCTAGAAATACTTGCATCTTATCCCAAGCTTTATCCATTTGCTCGTCGGTAATGACAAACACTTTACTAGCATAAGGCGGAACTTTCTCTTGAGCAACAAAGGCAAACTCTTTAACGCTGTATCCAGCCTTCTCCATACCTCTACGATACCAAGCAGCTTGCATGTCATAGCCCCAGTATTTTACTGAATCAGCAAACTCTTTTGGGTCGCAAGACTTAGTTGTTTTATAGTCAACAACATATATTTCACCAGGTTTATGTAAGCCCTTGAAAGGCGGACATATTAAGTCTGGTCTACATTTACAAAGAATTTTATCTTCATACCAGAAAAAACTAGCCTCTGGCAGTTTACCCTCTGCTTGTAAATACATATCAGCCTCATCAATAATATTGGCCTTCATACCTTTGATATGAGTGTCTTCTATTTCTTTGATAACACAATCGTATCGCTCTAACATGTCAGCTTTGTTTTCTTTATATGCTTTGGTATAGGGCGACCCCATTAGTACAGCTACCTCTTGGTTATATACCTGCTCGCCTTCAACTAACATATAGTGAGCAGCAGTCCCAAAGTTCATAGCATCTGTAGTCTTCTGCTCTTCATTAACAGCATGTAGCTGAGAGTGACCAAACTTACGCAAGGTGCTACTACTAATACCAACTTCAGAATGATAAATCTCATTAGGTATATCTGCATATACCAGAGCATCTCCCCTTACTTCATACTTGTAATCTTCTAGTTCTTTTATTTCTTTCACTTTCTCTTCTCCTTATTAAAATGGTGGTTCGTCATCTTTTGGCGGAAAGTAATATTCCTTGCGGTCTTCTAACTGCCAACGATGTTTGTAATTTGGTTTAGATGTTTCTTCTGTCCAGTCGTCATCATACTCTATTGGTATGTCTTCATAAACGTGCTGATGTGACAGAGGTACAGGCCAGTATCCTAATCTGGCCTGCAAATCCTG